CTGTTGATTGAAGAGATCGACGGTCGCATGGCGGAGAACGCCCGCAGTGGCAAAAGCCAGTTCGCCCAGGTCCTGGAACGCAAACACGGCTTGACCCGTGGCGCGGCCGCCATCGGGCGATAGGGGGCGGTGATGGCGATTGATGAAAACTACCCCAGCCTGCTGCCAGCGCCCCGTCAATCCGGTTACAGCATTCAGCCGGGGGAGGCCGTGGCGCGCACCGATATGGAGCGGGGATCGGCCCGACAACGGCGCACCACCCTGTCGGCCACCGATGAGATCAAGGTGCAGTTTCTGTTCAGCCGATACGAACTCTCGTTGTTCGAGGGCTGGTACAAACACAAGGCCGATGAGGGGGCCGCCTATTTCGCAATCCCGCTGCTGACCGGCATGGGCATGGTCACAATGCAGGCACGCTTCAAGCGCCTGGAACAGGAGCGGCCGCTGCCCGGAAAGCTGTTCTGGACCGTCGATGCGACCCTGGAAGTCCGCGACCGGCCGGTGCTGAGCGAAGAGGCGATCGACGTCGCGCTGAGTGAGGATCTGGAGGGCCTGTTGTCTGCGATAGATGCCGCAAGCCTCGCCGTACAACAGGGCCTTGCGGTCAATAGCCCCTGGTAGGTCCAAACAGGAAGGAAATCCAAATGCCAACTATTCAAGAAGATCTGGAAGCCGCGCGGACAAAACTGCAATCCGCCGCAGAGGCATTGTCCGACATTGTCAATGGTCCGGCCAGTGGTGACGGGTCAACCGTGGAAACCGATGCCGGGACGGTCAAATCGGTTGCCAGGGCAATTGCCGAAATCGGCGATACATCCAACCAGGCGACCAAGACCCTGGATAATGTTGCGAATGGGGATTTTGCGTCAAAGGCGGTGGCGGCGGGTGTTGGCGACATGCTGGCTGAAAATAACCTGTCTGACGTGCAGGACGTGCCAGCGGCGCGCGGGAACCTTGGTTTGGGCTCGGCGGCGATGCTGGATGTGGCGACAGGCGGCACAGGCGATCTGTTGCGGGCCGATGGCGATGGGTCGGGCCTGACCGGGCTGGCAACGTCGGACCCTGTTGCGCAGGATTGGGCGTTGCAGGCGTTGATGGAGTTGGACGCGGTGCAAAACACGCTTGGTCCATCGGCCTATGGGCGGGCGGTGGCGGACCCGTTCAATAATCAGACCGGGATCAATAGCGGCGCGTCCAGCGACGCGGTCTACAGCGCGGCTGGTTATTTCGGCAATCTGGCCGTTGGGTCCAATGTCGCTGTTGGCGCAACGGTTACGGCGTCGATGGGCAATAATGCGGGCACGCCTGCCAACCTGGTTGATAACAATACCGGCACCAGCTGGCAGGGCAGCGCGAATGATGCCAGTTTTGTGGCAGGATCATACGTGCAGTTTGACCTGGGCAGTGTCCAGAACCTGTCGCAATTGCGAAATTATCTGGTCCCCAGCCAGGACAATTTTGCAAATGTGGTGATCAAAGGGTCTGTATCGACGGCCTTTGCCGGGGAAGAAATCACCCTGGGCAGTGGCACATTTACCAATCCGGGATCAAGTGCATATCAGGATATCGATCTGGTCGGTTCTGCGCGCTATGTCCGCATGATCAGCACCGACGGCAGCCTGACCGGTACCTTCAATCTGGCCAATCCTGTGATGTATGAGGTGCAGATCATGGATGCGGATCCGGCGGCTATGACCCTGCAATCGGATGCTGGTGTTATCACGGCGGCAGCGGCCCCGACAGAATTGCGCGTCCAGGTCGATATAGAGGCGATAGACGAATGCGTTCTGACCGGCACGCCTGCTGTTGTGCTGTCGGCCAGCCGCGATGGCGGATCTACATTTTCCACGATCACCCTGGAAGACACCACGACGATTGCGGCGGGCGGTCGGCGGATCATTCGGGGGACGGTTGATGTCAGCGGTCAGCCGAGTGGCACCGATATCGTAGTCAAAGTCGTTACGACCGATGACGGCATACTGTTTGTCCATGGCTGGACCGTGCAGGCCGATCAGACCTTAACCGTGGCATAGGAGAGAGACGATGGGTTTCAAGCAGATGGGTGGGGTGTTGTCACTGGAAAAGCGAGTTTTGCAGGAACGGCAGCGACGGTTGGCTTTGGGGTTTGATTATGACTTCGGCGATGCGCGCGGCGTGCATCGGATCGGTACGACCGATGCGGATATGGCTGGTTGGGATGAGGTCACGAAAATAGCCCAAGCACTGATCAATGGGGGGTTTGGCTCCACCACAATTGACATTGTGACAGATACCGGTCCTGCGACGGTTACGGCGGTGGAGTGGCAATCCATTCTGATTGCCGCCGGGCAGTTTCGCCAGCCGATCTGGGCTGCCAGTTTTGCGCTGCAGGCCCTGGCCGCCACGACAGGAATACCCGTCGATTTCACTGATGACAGTTACTGGACTGCCCCATGAGCGATGATTTGTGGGATGCGGCAATCAAGGAAGCGCTGGCCAGCGCGCCCAGCGATGTTGTTGTCCTGGAGACGCTGGAGCTGATCCATCCAGCCTTTGTCGATGATAGTGGCAATCCAACGGCGATCCGCGTTGTGTTGCACGAGCCGCATCTTGAGACCTGGCTGAAACAGCAGCCGGTGGCCGTCCAGGCCGTACTAGATGCGCTGGATGGGGATGTGGTCGGTCAGATCGGTCTGGTCGCCAGGCTGGAAGAGGACGCGCCGCGCAATGCCGGCGAATATGTTGCCTTCCTGTCCCTGGCGTTTCAACTGGAGCTTCCCACCGAAGACGCCGAACAGTTGCAGGAGATTGACGTCACGCTGGACAATGTTGGACGTGAAATTGTCGAACATCTGGATGCGGCCAATTTGAGCCAGCTGCCAGTCGAGGTGCGATACCGGCCCTATATCTCCTCAGACATCTCTCAGCCGCGCATGGACCCGCCCCTGATGGTCGAGCTGGGCCCGGTGGAAGTCGATGTCTTCACCGCCAAAGGCCGTGCGCGGATTTTTGATATTGGCCAGCGAGCCTTCCCGTCTGAAAGCTATACGGCCAAGAAATATCCGGGATTGGCACGATGATACAATCCCCGACACAATCGCCGCCGCGCCATAGGGCCCCAACGCGCCAAAAGACCCCGCCGCGCCATTGGGCAGAAGATCTGATTGGCATTCCCTGGGTCAGCGGCGGCACCGGCGCGCCAGCGGGTGCAGACCCGACACAGCCCGATATCGCCACCTGGGGCTTTGATTGCCGGGAGATGTTCCGCTGGGTACAGACCCATATTTATCATCGGTCGGTGCCGTATATGAGCGATGCGGATGCCACCAGCGAATTGCAGGTCCAGCGTGCCTTTAGAACCCTGATCGGCGTGTCCGGATGGGTGGAGACCAGCCAGCCCACAGATGGCGATGGCGTTATTATGGGCCCCGGCAAGGGGGCTGATCATATTGGTGTCTGGTTAGCAATCGATGGCGGCGGCGTCCTGCATTGTCCGCGCGGGCATGGCGTGGGCTTCCATTCTGCCGCCATGCTGGCCGTCCAAGGCTTCAAGATTTTAGGGTATTACACGCCCCCTGAAGGAGCGCCCGATGCAGCCTGATCCGCAAAACCTGATGGCGGGAATGCCCAGGGCTGGCGCGCATCGGGCAGGTCCCCCTAAAGCTGGGCCACGGATTGTTTTCCAGCACAACCCGTTCGAACCGTTCACCAGCCTGGAATCCTATCGATCAGCGCCCGGTCGAACCGTCGCTGAAATCCTGGAGCAGCGCGGTATTGATTTCAGCCTGCCGACTGTTTGCACGCTGAACGGCCGCCCGTTGCTGCGCGGCGCGTGGCATTTAACCGTGCCTAGACCCGATGATGTCGTGGCCTTCCTGCCCGTGCTGCAAGGCGGTGGCGGTGGCGGTGGCGGATCCAACCCGCTGCGCACTGTCCTTATGATCGCGGTGATGGTGGCGGCAATGTATTTCGCCCCGATGCTGGGCGGCGTTCTGGCGGAAGGTATTTTCGGTGCCGGTCACATCGCGTCTGGCCTGACCGTTGGCCAGTTGGCCGTGGGCAAGGCGATTGCCGGGGCTCTGATTTCCTTGGGCGGATCCATCATCGTCAATGCGCTGGTCCCGCCCCCATCGCCCGCCGCGTATAATGGAGACTTCTCTTCAGGTGCGGGCGCGCCGCCCGCCCCTTCGCCAACCTATTCGCTGCAAGGCCAGGGCAACCAGGCGCGACTGGGCCAGCCGATCCCCGTGCTGTATGGCCGTCACAAGATCGTGCCGGATTTTGCCAGCCAGGTCTGGGCGGAATTTGTCGATAACCAACAATATCTGCATATGCTGTTTGTGGTCTCACAGGGCGAGGTTGAGATCGAGAGCCGCCGCATCGGCAATACCGATATCGATAATTTCGCGGAGATTGAGGAAGAGATCATTGCGCCTGGTGAGAGCCTGACCCTGTTCGACCCCGCCATGACAACAGCGCTGGAGGTTGGCGGCCAGACGCTGGAGGGGCCCAATGAGCTGGAAGAAGCGGAAGATGGAATTGTTGGCCCATTCCCCGCGTCCAATCCGGAGACCGTGTGCAGTTCCATTCACACCGATGTGGTGCTGCCGCGCGGTCTCTATTATGCCAATGATTCCGGTGGGCTGGATAACCGCACGGTGAGCTGGAAGGTTCAGGCGCGGGAAATTGATGATGATGGCCTGGCCGTTGGCGCGGGGACCTGGACCGATCTGGCAACGGAAAGCGTCACCCTGAATACCAATACGCCACAGCGCCTGAGCTATGCGTATTCGCTGGCCGATTCCAGCCTGCCCAATGGGCGCTATGAAGTGCAGCTACAGCGCACCAACAATACGGACCTGTCGACCCGTGCGGGCGATGTTCTGGAATGGCATGGCCTGCGGGCCCGCCTGATTGAAGCGCCTGACTATGGCGATGTCACCCTGTATGCCTTGCGGGCGCGGGCAACCAACAATTTGTCCAGCCGGGCGTCGCGGGAGGTCAATCTGATCGCCACCCGGAAACTGCCCGTTTGGGACAAGGTGACCCGAACCTGGAGCGCGCCTGTTGCCACACGCTCCATCGCATGGGCTTTCGCGGATGCCGCCCGTGCACGCTATGGCGGCCGCCTGTCAGATCAACGCCTGTATCTGGACGGCCTGGCCGATCTGGATGCCGTATGGGACAGCCGGGGCGAATATTTCGATGCGGTCTTTGACAGTGTCCGGACAGTGCCCGAAGCGCTGCGTCAGATCGTGCTGCCAGGGCGTGCCGTGCCCGTCCCGCATGGCACGCGGCTGCGGGTTGTGCGCGATGGTCCGGTAACATTGCCAACGGCCCTTTTCTCCATGCGCAATATGCAAAAGGGTTCCTTCACGATCAATTACCTGATGCCGACACGAGAGACGGCCGACGCGGTGATCGTGGAATATATCAACCCGAAGACCTGGAAGCCGTCTGAAGTTGCGGTACGCTGTCTGGACGCGCCCTATCAGGCCTGGCTGACCGCTGAGGAAAAGACCGATACGGCCGCCAATCGCGCCCTCTGGGTTGGTCTGGCGGAAGAGCCCGCCCGCCTGAAGCTCTTTGGCTGTACCGGTCGGACCATGGCGCGCGATTGGGCCTGGTACACCGCGCAATGCAATGCCAAGCGTCGACGCGAAGTGTCGTTCTCAACCGAAGCAGAAGGGTTGCTGCCAGGCTATGGTGACATGGCGGCCGTCTCCCATGAATTGCCGCGCTGGGGCGAAAGTGGTGATATCACCGACTGGGTGCAGGAGGAGATCGGCGGGCTGGCCACCCTGTCTGAACAGGTGGTTTTCAGTGATGGGCCAGAGACGGGCTATATCGCGCTTGGCAACGGCATGGGTGGCTTCGTCGGGCCCTATAGCTGTGAGCCCGCCGACCCGTCGGGATCGCTGACCACTCAGAAAATCCGGATCCTGGAAGATGTCGATATCCCGACCCAATCAGACGGCCAGCCCTATACCGGTGGCCGTAAGGAGCGCACACCCTTTGCCTTTGGACCGAATGCCGATGCCTGGGCGGTCAAGGCCAAACTGCTGCGGGTTGCGCCGCGCGCCAATTGGCGCGTCGAGCTCCGCCTGATCGTCGATCATCCCGACGTCTACACCGATCCGCCGCCGGAGGTGGATTGATGCCCAAACCGCGCTTTATTAGATGTCGGTGGACCGGGCCATTGCCGAGGGCTGGTCACTTTGTGAAATCCGCGCGCGGTCGGAAGGCGTTTGAGATATGCGAGATACAGGAGCGACCAGGAAACGCCTACCCCTATCGTCTCAAGGTCATAGCCTGGCCGGTCTCTGACTTACCTGAGCATGCGGTCGTTCATCCGATCATATGGGATCGCCGAAAATGACAGTTAGCAAAGTGATTGCCTCTCGCGAAACAGGCGGGGGTCCGGGCGCGCCAACGCCCAAACCGAGGGAAGTGGTCCCCTCACTTAGAACGGCCAGAATGCGTGTCTGCGCATCCGGCCGTTGGTCGCCCCGCCACCGCTCGAGCGGCAGGGTCAGAATGGAGCAATTTGTACCATGGAGTCCAACCAAACCCGCGTGATCGATCCCGTGAAGCCCATCGCCCCCTATATCGGCGGCAAAAGGAACCTGGCCGCGCGCCTGGTCGAAAAGATTGATGCGATCCCCCACAGGACCTATTGCGAGGCCTTTGTAGGTATGGGGGGTGTGTTTTTCCGCCGAACCCGCCAACCGACCGCAGAGGTGATCAACGACCTGAATAAGGACGTGGCCAACCTGTTTAGGATCCTGCAGCGGCATTATCCTCAGTTCCGCCAGGTCATCGAATTTCAGCTGACCAGCCGCGCCGATTTTGAACGCCTGATCAAGATCGATCCAACTACGCTGACCGACCTGGAGCGCGCAGCGCGGTTTCTGTATGTTCAGCGCACCGTCTTTGGCGGCAAGGTCACCAGCCGGAATTTTGGGGTCTCACCCGCGACCGCCGCCCGCTTCGATCTGACCAAGCTGGGCCCGATGCTCCAGGACGTTCACGGCCGCTTATCGCGCGTGGTCATTGAATGCCTGCCCTATCACGAATTCATTCAACGCTATGACCGGCCGGAGACGCTGTTCTATCTCGACCCGCCCTATTGGGACTCCGAGACCGACTATGGCCGGGGAATGTTCACTAAGGATGATTTTCAGCGCCTGGCGCAGATCCTCGGCGACCTGAAAGGCCGGTTCATCCTATCGATCAACGACACGCCCCAGATCCGCGACATCTTCCAGGCCTTCGAGATGGAGGAGGCGACAACGACCTATTCAATCAACGGATCTGCCAAAGACACAGCCGCCAAGGAACTGATCATCCAGGGCGGCCGCAAATGAACAGGAGGGATTGGAATGCCTTGGCTCTATGTGCCGGATTTGGAATGCTCGAAGAAGGTGTCGGACTCGGCGTCCGATGGCTTGCCAGCAACGGCTGGATCGCCCCTGACACCGCGTTTCGACCTGTATGTTATGTCGAGCGGGAAATCACGGCGGCAGCCCGCCTCGTGGCGCGGATGGAAGAGACGCGAACCCATCATAAGGCACCTGTCTGGGACGACGTTGGATCCTTCGACGGTCACCCGTGGCGCGACCGCGTTCATTGCATCACTGCAGGTTATCCCTGTCAGCCTTTCAGCCAGGCAGGATTGCGACGCGGGAAGCGCGACGAACGGTATCTCTGGCCGGACATTGCCCGCATCATCGCAGAGGTCCAGCCTGTCGAAATCATACTCGAAAATGTCGCCGGGCACTTGTCCCTGGGCTTTCAGGAGGTCGCGACCTGCCTACAGGACATGGGCTATCGGGTTAAGGCGGGACTGTTCAGCGCGGCTGAAACAGGCGCGCGCCACGAGAGAAAACGACTCATTGTGCTGGCCAGACAGCATGGCTGGTGGATGCAGTTGGGCCACCCCGACTGTAGGCACGAACAACGGTTATGGGCAGGTCAATCCAAAGCGGCCAGGGAGGCTCCCGGATCAAGTGGTGAACTGGCCGACGCCGGCAGCACGGGACTGGCGACCGCCAAATTCCAGCGAAAGCCAGAAGCGTCGTGGACGAAACAAGGTGATCGGTCAGCAGCTGCCGAACCACGTAGCGCACTATTGGCCAACGCCGCAGACGCACGACATCGGGATCGGCAATCCAGATCGGGTCCGTGCAGGGCGCGGCGGCGGGGGGTGCCGGAACCTGACCGACGAAGCCTCGGCCTGGAATTGGCCGACGCCAACCACGTTGACCGGTGGGGCGGAGGGTCAGACCGCAAAGGCGAAACGGGGTTCCGGTGGAGCAAATCTGAAAGCATCGATCGCAGACTGGCCGACACCACGAGCCTGTTCCGGAGAGGGATCATCGGGTGCCCCCAGGACGGCCTATTACCAGGCATGGAACAAGGGATTGCACCCGATGCCGGCGCAGGGCTGTCCCTGCCACTCTTTGCTCCTGGACCTTCTGAACATGCGGCCTGGCTCTCGATCCTCGAACAGGCCAGGGATCTTGAACCCGCGATTTGTCGAGATGCTGATGGGCTGGCCGATAGGGTCGACCAACTTCACGGCCTCGGCAAAGGAGTGGTCCCGCTTCAGATCGCTTACGCTTACAGCACTCTCCACATTGCCTTTGCTGAGGAGTTCAAGCGCCATGCCGACCAATTTAGAGATTGAACGAGCCCTCTAA